CCTAAGAAGAAAGAACCAACAAGTCCAAAGGAGTAACAATGGATAAGAAGTTACAAGCAGTACTCGCAACATATCTTCGTGCAGCAGTAGCAGCAGTGATTGCTCTCTACCTAGCAGGAGAAACAGATCCAAAGGCACTAGCAGCAGCAGCAGTAGCAGCAGTTGCAGGTCCAGTCCTCAAGTGGCTAGACCCAAAGGCTACAGAGTTCGGACGTGGGTCTAAGTAACCCATCAGCGCGAGGCAAAGAGGTCGGTCCCTTCGGGGACCGGCCTTCTTTTTTTATGCCATTTTGTCGGCAGGGCAGGGAACTACTACCAGATTGCCACAGTTGACACAGGTAGCATCAAGGAAATACCAGACAATCTCGTAGTCTTCAAAGGAACACATAACATTAAATACCTGGGAGCCACAGGAACATACGTGGACTGGTCCTAAGCCTCTTAAATCGGCTCCAGTGACCTCTGGAAGGGTACTGAGGGAGCTTAGTCGCTCCCAGATTTTTGACAGGATTGGTAGACGGAGTACCATATGCTCGGCACGGCTCCTTCCTGTGGTCAGTCGCCTCTCGGCCTTACGGCCTCGGCCCCGTAAGGGGCCACTGTAAATTCGCTATCGCTCATATTGTACACATCAGGTAGCGTGTCTCAGGTACGACACGCCGTAGGTGTGTTAAACTCTCAGGTATGACAACCATCGCAGCTGTTGAAGGTATTGATTACGCGGTCTTCGTAGCTGACTCTCAGATAACTGAGGACAATCTCGTGACCTTAGCAACGAGTACGCCCAAGATAGTTGAGGTGGGTAAGTTCATCATCGGTATCTCAGGTGATACCAGACCAGGTGATATCCTTTCGTATAACTGGAAACCGCCACTCTATCGTGGCGAGGAACCAGCACAATTTATGGGACGCAAAGTAATCCCAAGCATTATGAGTACCTTTACAGATAATAACTACGAGTGGAACAAGGTGGACAAAGATGGTGGCTTCGATTATCTCATTGCTTTTAACGGCAATATCTTCAGGATTGCTTGTGATCTCTCTTTTTTCCAAGCAGATCACGGAACGTACGGCATTGGTTCTGGTGGGCAGCTCGCTCTTGGCTACCTGTATTCAATTCGCAAACCTGATATGGAGTTAGCCTACGCCAAGCGACACGCCAAGAGAGCCGTAGAGATTGCGTCAATGCTTGACGCCAATACTGGCAAGCCAATACAGTTGGTGGTCCAAGAACGGTTCTAGGAGGAGCTATGGAAAAGACTATTGGATACGCCTTGAAAGAGGCGTATGAAACAGGCTTTGAAGATGGTGTTTCATCCGTTGTCAAAGCATCTGAAGAAGATATGAAACTGCTACTGAATCAGGTGAAGAATGGGTGAGTGGCTTATTTACTGGGGAATTATTCTGTTCATCATTCTATTCTGGAATCACACAAGATGTCAGTAACAGATCCTAAAGATTTACTACTGACTGCACTACGTGCAGGCGATGCAAAGCGTTCACGCTCTACACAGGTACAGATTGGTCCATCAGAGGTAGGTGGCTGTCGCCGTAAGGTGTGGTACCGACTTAACAATCAACCTGAAACTAATGATAACGAATTAAAACTTGCTGCGATTATGGGTACTGCTATCCACGCAGAGATCGAGAAGGCACTATCTGATAATCCAGATGTGCTGATTGAAACCGAAGTTGAATACAACGGAATGAAAGCACACATTGACTGTTTCGTACCAGGCACCGGTGATGTGATTGACTGGAAGACATCTAAGATTAAGAACCTTGGATACTTTCCATCAAAGCAACAACGGTGGCAGGTGCAGCTATACGGCTACCTCCTAGCTAAGAACGGCTATGCGGTCAACCGAGTGTCACTGGTGGCAATTGCCAGGGACGGGGACGAAAGAGATGTCAAGGTTCACACCGAAGACTACGATGAGTCCATTGCTATCGAGGCACTCGGTTGGCTAGCGGCTGTCAAGGAAGCAGCAGAGGCACCTGCACCTGAACGCGACTCAAGTTACTGTCAGTTCTATTGCAAGTACTATGACGCAAGTGGGCAGATGGGATGCGTTGGTATAAAAAAAGAACTTACACCAGTCAGTGATGTCATCATTGATGATTTTGATGTTGACAGGAATGCACTGTTGTACTTACAGTTAGCAGCACAGATTAAAGAGTTAGAAAAGCAACAGGATTCTTTGAAGACATCCTTTGAAGGATTACTAGGCACTACTAATTCAGGTATCGAAGTAAGTTGGACAACTGTTAAAGGACGTGAGTCAGTTGACAGTAGCGAGGTAGAAAAACTATTAGGGTTTGTCCCTAAGAAGGTAGGAGCTGAAAGCCAGCGACTATCTATAAAGCAAATCGGAGGAAAGTAAATGGCTACAGAAGGTACAAAGTTTCAGATCAACTACAAGTTGAATGACGGAACACTTATCAATCTTTACGCAGCATCAGTTACAGAATTAGAATCAGGTCTTGCAGACCTTGCTATGAATGCAATGAACATCCGTGCAACAGGACTAGAACTATCAGGCGGAGCAGCACCAGCACCAGCACCAACAGTTGCAGCAGTTGCTCAAGCATTTAACGCAACACCAGTAGTTGCTGCTAAGGAACCTAACTACAATACACAACCAGCAGGTGGCGCTAACTCTTGCCGTCACGGTGTGATGGCATTCCGTGAAGGAACATCAAGCAAGGGACCTTGGAAGGGCTATATGTGTGCTGCACCAAAGGGTGCAACAGACAAGTGCGATACCATCTGGGTTCGATAACTAATGCGGGAGCCGAGATTCTACGAAGCTCCTAGTTGTGCAACAGTAGGTGGAGACTTTTGGTTTCCAGATAATGAATCAGGTGTACCTGGTGCATCCACAGTAGATTCTCTTTTTGCTAAGAGCATCTGTAATCGCTGTCCCCATAGAAGGGAATGCGCTGAGTGGGGTATCAGGTTCGAAACTCACGGCATCTGGGGCGGTCTAACACCAAGAGCACGTCAACAAGTCAGACGTGAACGCGGTATCAAAGTAAATCAGGAGGAAGACGTTGCTTAATCTGTCCCGTGCGTGGGGTGGTGTGCTTACCAAGGCAACACCACTACCTGACGTATGGACTGGCTTAGCTGCCAAGCAGATTAAGTTCAGGCGTGGGCAAGTATGTATGGTTGCAGCAGCACCTAATGCTGGTAAGTCAATGTTCGCATTGATCTATGCAATCAAAGCACAAGTGCCTACACTTTTCTTCTCTGCCGATACTGACATAACTACCGTGATGATGAGAGCAGCTTCTCATACATCAGGTCACTCACAGGTTACTGTTGAGAACAACTTGGCTGGCGACAGTCATTACTACAACCATCACTTCCAGAAGATTGACCACATCAAATGGGTCTTTGATTCATCACCTTCAATAGATGATCTTGAACTTGAGATAAGAGCGTACGTAGAACTCTACGGAATTGCACCGGAACTTATCATCATAGATAACCTAATGAACGTAGCAGCAGAGACAGATAATGAGTGGTCAGGACTGCGTGCAATTATGATGGAGTTGCACGATATGGCACGTAAGACTGAGGCTTGTGTAATGGTATTGCACCACGTCTCTGAGCAATCAGAGTACGGCTCTACAACTAAGCCACCAGCTAGACGTTCCATCCACGGTAAGGTCAGTCAGTTACCTGCACTGATACTTACTTTAGGATATGACCCCAACCAGGCAACCTTATCTGTTGCTGCTGTGAAGAACCGCTTTGGTCCACACACAGCTGATGCTTCTGATTATGCACAACTGCTAGTAAACTATGCAGCGTGTCAAATCGGTGACCAGAATGAGCAGGGTTGGATGTATAGAAGAGATGCAATGGCAAATTATCAAGGAGGTTACATTGTCCAATAGCAATTTAGTTATTCTGCCTTCACGTAGCAGACCAGATAACGTAGAGCGTTGCATCAATGCGCTGAAAGAGAACTCAGTTATATCTGATTTCTGTGTAGCAATTGATGATGACCAATCAGATCTTTACCCACGACTAGATGGTGTTATCTATGAAGTCAATCCAAGACTTCGTATGAATGGCACACTCAACCTTGTGGCTAACAAGTATGCAGATAAGTACAAGACTATCTACTTCCTTGGCGATGACCATTTGGTCAAGACTAAGAGCTGGGATAGACACTTAGCTGAAGCAATCAACATCAAGGGCTACGGTCTTGCCTATGGCAATGACCTGTTGCAAGGTAAGAACCTTGCTACTGCTGTGATGATGAGTACCAACATCATTGAGATCCTAGGATTTATGGCACCGCCT